GTGTAATGCGGGGCTTTCTTATGCCGTAACTTTGAAGCATGAGAATAGACCATACAGTAACGGCGGTTACTCCGGCTAACATTATCAGCCGTGCAGACTTTCGGACCTATGCCCGCGCCGTAAACATCACCGGCGAAGATGACCTAATAGATAGGCAGTTAGAGGCGTCTACGCGATACGTAGAGACCTACATAGGTCAGAGCTTGAACGAAAACCGTATGCAGGCGATTATATGGGAGTTTGACGATGACCGAGACATGGACGCCGGAGAACTTAGATACGTGCTTCCCATGGGTCCAGTAAGCTCTATTATTTCCGTAGTAGGTCAGGACCTGGAAGGGGCAAACACTACCCTAACAGCTGACGAGGACTACTACCTACTAACCGGGGGGCGGCTTCGCATTCCATCGCCTACGGCCTACTCTACTTATACGGTTACTTATGTGGCCCAACTGTCCTACGTTACTGACAACGTAAAGGAGGCTATTCTAAAGATATGCGCCGAGCTGTACCAGAACCGAGGCATAAGCGTAACGGGTACTATAGTTTCCAACCTTAAAGCGGATCTAAACAGCCTGCTGGCTAAGGAACGTACTAAGCTCTTCCTATGAATCCGGGGTTATTGAATGAGCAAGTAACGTGCTACGCCTACACTACTCAGGCGGATAGTATGGGCGGCTTCCGTTCTAAGGAATCCGTTAGCTTCACCGACTGGGCAAACGTCAAGCGGTTAGGCAGCTCTAAGAACGCGGACGATGCGCGGGTATTGAACGTAAACCGATACGAGATTACTATGCGGTCTCGCTTGGATTGGTCCGGAGATATAGACGGCCCAGACTTTCCCAGCGATGTATTTAGAATAGAATACCGAGGCAGAAGCCTGAGCGTAGACGGTCCAGCCATAGAACACCGAGATAGGGCCTTCGTAACTTTCCAAGCAGTAGAGCGACAAGCGTAGTGCGTATAGAGTTCAAAGTAGACCAGCGCGAAATAGACAAGCTCATGCGCGATCTATCGGCCTACGGCGGCCGAGTGGCTAAGGACATAGACGATGAAACCGCGTATGCGGCTTACGAGGTTCAGCGCATAGCAGCCGAGAAAGCGCCTCATAACCTGGGCCGGTTAGGTGGGTCTATCCAAGTACAAAAGCAATCTAAATTAGTAGGCTATAGTCGAAGGCTCAGGGGCCAAGCTGCGCGGGTTACTTATATAGTCGGTACGGCCTTAAAGTATGCGGCCGCTGTAGAGTTCGGGAGCGTTCCACATTGGGCGCCTATAGCACCCTTAAAGCAATGGGCTAAGAGAAAGTTAGGAGACGAGGGCGCGGCCTATGCTGTCCAAAAGACCATAGCAAAGAGAGGTACAAAGCCTAAACCCTTTTTAAGACCTGCCTATATGAAGGTTATACCAGGCTACAAGAAGAAGATTAAACGCATACTAAGGTCCGTTAGATGAAAGTAGGGGTATGGATGCCGCTGTACGGCCGTCCGTTAGTTCTTAGAGCAGCTTTAGAGAGCTTCAAGGCCATGCGTATAAGGTGGCGAAATATGGGCATAGACTTAGAACTATGCGTAGGCTGGTCTTTGCCCGATGACCTCACCCAAGTGGTAAACCATTACGGCTATCCGTATGCTTCTGTATTTGCCGAGAATGACCCTTTAAGCTATAAGCAGGAAGCTATTTTAGATATAATGCACGGCCGCTTCGACTACTATTTACAAATAGGGTCAGACGATGTGTTTATAGAAGAGGCAGACATTTACTACGAAGAGGCCCTAACCAGAGGGGTACAGTACGTGGGGTGTAGGTCCGTTTACTTTATAGAACCGAGTACCCAGAGGGCGGTAAGTACGGCCATGACCCATACAAGCGTAAACAGCGTCTTTGGTGCGGGTAGGCTATGGAGCGCCGCCGCTATGGATAAAGTGTTAGAGAACGGCCCTATATGGCCCAAGGAGATGAATAACCAGCTGGATCTACTAAGCGAAAAGCAATTCAAGGCCGCCGGGGTATGGATGGAAACCTTTGAAGAAGAACGGCCCTTCATTGTGGACATTAAGAGCGAGACGAATATTTGGAAGTTTAAGAAGTATCAGAACGAACGAGCCGAGGACTACCGGGATATAGTAGGACGGATGGACAAGGGGGCGCGGGCCGCCGTAAATTTGTTACATGAAGTTAGCGCAGGGGCAAATACTTAAAGCGGTTTATACGCTGTTAAAGGACAAGGTACTGGCCCCGGAACTGGCGGGAGCCTATAACCTTAACTACGTCCAGCGCGTAATAGATGACGGCGGGAGCATAATTGTAAGTACTTGTTTTAGCGATAACACCAGCCTAACGGGTTCTTATATACCTGCCTACACTTCCCAAACCCCAACCTTTGCGGATAAGGCTTATATATTTATCTATGGTCTAAACACAAACGAGACCGGGCCGCAAGATGAGTTTATATACGAGGTTGCTATATCTGTTAAATGTGCAATAGTAGCCGAGCGGACAAGCATAAGCGCGGAGGATCTAAACAACTTTGGGGACACCGTAGCGGACCTTATGCAGCCGACAACCTTCGACAGCATAACAGTAACGGGCTTTAATATAGTTACTCAGCAGCTGGAAGCGGTAAACTATGTCTTACCAGAGGTCCAGGACAGCCGGTACGAATGGTCTGTAACTTTGGACTGGCTTGTACGGGTAGAAGAGATTTAATACATTCGCCGCGTAGCTTTCTCATATCGGGTTACAATTTAGGTTTTGAAGGGTCGCTGGAGAGTGGCCCTTTTTTCTTTCTGCCTAATTTTGTAGCATCTAAAAACTCTACATAATGGCGAAAATAGACGGCCGTTTTATCCGCCTTGAATTTGGCGCAGGAACATTCTTGAAAGGGGTAACAACCTCTAACGTATCTCTGTCTGCGGACATGATTGACGCAACTAACTACGAGTCCAACGGGTCTAAAGACTACTTGGCTGGTGAAAAGGGCGGGACTATCTCGGCTACTTTCCTTTTTGATCCGGACGTAAGTTCAGCCAACTTCGGGGATATCTTCGATGCTTGGGAGGGTGGTACTTCTACTGCTTACGTTTACGGCCATGCGTCTACTGGTTCGGAGGTTCTTACTGGTTCCTGCCTTGTATCTACTTTGGACTGGGACGGTCCTAAGAACGAGGTAAGCACTTGTACGGCTACTCTTCAGATTACCGGCGCAATCGTCCGCGATGTCGCAAGCTAAAGTTATATGGAATAACGGCGCATCCTTACACCTGGGCGAAATCCTGGGCCATCAGTACGTAGACGAAACCTACAAAGCTCTAAGCGATGCGCTCGTATATTTCCAACGGGTCCGGGAGGCGGAAGAGGACAAACGAATAGCCGCCGCACGGGTCAAGCTATCGGACTGGAAGGGGTTTGCTGCTATCTATTTAGCTGCTCACCTTGCCTACTGCGATGATGCGAAAGACACACCAGAACACGACTTAAACAGCGCTTTAGGATATGTACAAAGTAATCCTGCTGCTATCGTTGATGTGCTTGTTATGGCCGTCAATACCCTACCGAAAGCTACGGAAGAGGACACGGGGGAGGCAGTAGCCTAACGTGGGAGGACTTGCTAAACCTCGCGTGCGGGGACTTAGCACTACGGGAGGCTGAATTTAAGTCCATGACGCACCGGGAGTTTATGCGCCGGGCGTTAGGCCATCAGCGGCGCGAAGAAATGGAGTGGCATAGGTGGCGTATGGGTATTTGCTATATGGTCAATATCCAAGCGAGCAAGGGCCATACTATAACGCCGCAGGACGTTATTAAACTTCCGATGGATGCGGGAGAGGTAGACGGCATAGACAACGATACGAAAGAGGCGCTAAAACAATTTATGCGGAATGGCTAATACTATAGGCGAATTAAATGTAGAGATAGGCGCCGACTTAGATAAGTTAGAGCGGGGGTTAGAGGATATCGAAAAAGGCGTAAAGGGTACGGGCGATAAGGTAAAAAGTATCGCTGCTCAGTCTTTCGGTAAAGTAGCCGGAATCATTGCAGCCGCTTTCTCTGTTCGTGCTATCGTACAATTTGGCCAGGAAGCCGCAGACTTATCCGCAAGGGCTGAAGGGGTTCGTACTGCCTTTGAACGCCTTAATAAGCCCGATCTATTAGCTAACCTCAGAAGAGCTACAAGGGGAACCGTAACGGACGTAGAGTTAATGCGACAAGCGGTCCGCGCTCAAAACTTCCAAGTACCGTTAGAGCAGTTAGCTACTTTCTTCGACTTTGCTACAAGCAGAGCAGCGCAAACGGGCGAAAGTGTAGATTACTTAGTAGATAGTATTATAACAGGTATAGGCCGTAAGTCTGTACTGGTTATGGATAACCTGGGCATAAGCGCCGTAGCCTTACAAGAAGAGGTTAAGAAAATCGGGGACTTTGGCGAAGCCGCAGGGATTATTATCCAAAAAGAATTAGGTAAGGCTGGGGAAGTGGCTACTACTGCGGCGCAGGAAATAGCAGCACAAAGGGCCGAGCTTGAGAATATCAAAACGCGGATAGGGGAAAACCTTATACCGATTCAGAAAAAGTATAACGAAGTTCTTTTAATAGGCAGCGAACTATTAGCGGGGTTTGCTGCTTCTGATCCTTTGGACTTTTTAAAGCGCTTGTTTTCATTTGACCTGTTAGCCATTACTGAAGAGAATTTAAAGGCTTTAGAAAAGGGGTTAGGCCGAACGCTTACGCAGGCAGAATTAGGCGCTATACGCTTTAAAAACTTTACGGACGAACAAAAGGCCATGATTAAGGCCGTAAAAGACGGCACGTTCGATTTTGAGGCGTATAAAAAGGCTCAAGAAGATTTAAATAAAGCGCAGGAAGACGGCGCAGACACGGGCGAGAAGTTAGAGGACTACCTCGATCGCATTAACGACCAGCTTAAAGAAAAGAGGTCTATAGAAGAGTATACAAAGTCTATGGAGGCTTTAAACGCTGAAATTCAATCTTTAGTAATGGGGGATGCTGGCGAGGCGTTTAGAAAATTGCTGGGAATGGATTTTAAGCCTATTGATTTAGGCGATTTGGCGGAAATAGGATTAGATGAAGAAGAGGGCATAATGGACCCGGCTACAGAATCATTAGACCGCTATACTGCTGGTCTTGCTGTGGCGGCTGATGCGGCTAACCTATTCGGCGGGGTCTTGCAAAGCTCTTTCGATGCGGCGTTAATGGGAGGGCAGAACTTTTTCGATGTATTCGGGAAAGCACTAAAGCAAATGATAGCCCAACTCGCAGCGGCGGCGGCTTCTGCCTTAGTTCTGTCTACTATCATAAGCGTGTTTACTGGTGGAGGTATAGGCGGTACTTTTAAAAAGATGTTTTTCGGAGACCCTACTAAGGGGGGTGCGGCCGGTTTAGCCGGGGGCTTTGGCGGGTTAATTCTGTCTGGTACAGACCTAACTTCAGCTATAAACAGAACGCAGACCACTACACGCCGGACCAATGGGTAGTAAATACCGCGCTAAGTTTACGGACGATCCGGGTAACTACACCTGGATAGTAGATATAATAGACACCCAGTACGAAAGCTACACCGATAGAGTAGAGGCAGACGGCGGGACGGTTCTAAATATCGAATGTCTGCCCGATGCACTTTTAGAGCTTGTAGAGTATAGAAAGCTCGTAACGGGTCCAAATGGCTTTGACCTTATATACGGCAATAGGGGGGACGATGCTTTTAAAGGGGTAAAGGGCAGCCGCGTAAACTTGACCTTTATAGCCGAGGACAGTACAGACCTTACCTTTTTACACGCCGTAGCGCAGACCCAAGAAGATAGGTACTTCATACAGATACAGCGTAACGGCTCTCTGTTCTGGCAGGGCTTGGTCCTTCAGGACCTTATGCGGATTCCTTACAATGCCTTTCCGTTTGCCGTAGAGTTCCAAGCTACTTGCGGCCTTGGGCGTTTGGAAGGTATAGAGGAAGAAATACCTACTAATAAATTCAGCAACTTTCTTACGCTGATTACCTATATGCTCGGCGAGCAGGACAGTTTAACGGGCAGTACGGACGAGTTTATACGGACGTCTGTAAGATGGTTTGAAGACCAGATGCACACGGGAACGCCGCCGGACTATTTGGATGCGTTAGGCTGGTCTATCACTAACAAAGAGTACGCGCACCAATTAGAGCAAGATGACGGGACCTATAAGTATAGGACTTGGTACGATCTTTTAGAGTGCATTATGCACACCTTCGGCGCTCGGATATTCTACGCTGAGGGGGTTTACAACATTATACAGATAAGCGAGTACGCTAATAGCCCAAGTAAGTACAACGTATACCAGAAAAACTACAGCTTAGGGACCAGCTTAATAGACCCAACTTTAGCCACGGGTATAAGCTCTACGGCTACCCCTTGGAACACTTTTATAAACCTTAGCGCTACGGGCGGTAATCATGTTCTTAACGGCTCAGAGTACGGCTATCTACCGGCTATCGGTACGGCCAGGGTAGAATATAATTTCGATGAGCTGTTAGCGCCTGAGCTGCGGGAATGGATCAGGACAAGCGGGACCGAGGTAACATTAGGAGTCTTGCCAGATGCGGGGCGCTATAATATTTTATTTGAGCAGGGTAATTGGAAGGTTCAGAATAGTAGCGGGTCTACGGCTGTATTTAGATGGAGACAGACGGCGCGGGTAAAGTTTGAAACTACAACGACTACTTATTATCTGAATACCCAAGGGTCCGGGTATGTCTGGCAGACTACGCCGGTAGAGATTGTAATACTGGCCAATGTGCCTATAACCGTTCCTTCAGGGTCTACCGTATTAAGTGGAACCAGCGAAATAACGGGCATAATATCGCCGCTTGAATCCATACCTTTTGGTAATACTGCGCCTTTGCCCGATAACGGTACTTTATTTGTACGTAGTACGGTTAGTATTTTAAATGTCACTAACACAAGCCCACACCCGGACGTAGCTTTAGTAGCTATAACCTCCGGCGCTGCGCCTAATTTGGAATACAAGTACCGAGGCACTCAGGTAATCGTAAGAACTTCAAATACGGCGGCTAACGGTGCTTTAGGCAGGTTAAAGTCTTTTGAGTTTGAAAGCAATAACGTAACGCTAACTACGGCTACCGAGGTCAAAGAGTATCCAGAGGTCTTTATAGGGGACGCGGTAAGCACTACCAACAACACCAACGGCGAAATAAAGGTCTATAACGTAACGACCGGGACCAGCGAGAAAAGCGCAGACTGGAACACACGCGGCACGGGTTCGGGGGACTTTATACACGCTCTGAAACTTAAAACGGCTATGGGCATCTTTGAGATCCCGCGCCGATTGTTTGACATTAAGTACCGAGGCGGACACCCAGGCTTTAAGTCTTTCTACTTTGGTAATAAGCTATACATCTGGAACTATTTAAAGACAGATGCACGGGCCGGGCGCTTTGACGTGGAAGCATACGAGGCGGCAATAGAAAGCACTATACAGACGGTAGATATAGACGATGTACTAAACGTGCCTACGCCTTACGTCCCTGCGGGTTCTCTGTTCGGTAAGACTATAGACCTGAGCGGCGGGGTTAGCGATACGATAAGCGTACTAACCAGCCAAGCAAGCGGGACCGTTACAAGTTTGGCCGTAGGCGAATTAAACACGCCGTTAGGGTATAAGGGGGACGTTATTAGAGTTCTGCGCTTAGATGGGTCCTTTGACCTATTCACGCTAACAGAAAACGCTTTGCAGGGCGCTACTTCTATAAGCGTAGAAAGCACGGCGCTAACCGAACCAATAGAGGCCGGGGCTATACTTCAGCGGTCGGCGGTAGACAATGCTAACCGCTCTTATGCTTTGAAGCTCTATGATATTACCCGATTCACTCAGGCGGAACTTTTGTTATTAGAAGAAGGCGGCGGCTTTGAGGACCCGGCAGATATACAAGCCTGGTTAGACTTCTCAGCGGGCGGCCATAACTTCAGCGCGGTAGATGTGGCCATGACCGAAAAGGGTAAATTTGCTACGGTCTTCAACGGTACCAGCTCTTACCTGGCTAACTCTACTTTAGACATAACGCAGCCTTTTACTATTGCTTTCGCAATAAACCTAAAGGAAACGAACACGGGCCGCTATATCATTAGTTCAGACGGCAGCAGCGGTAAAGTGTTTGACATCCTCACCGGGACCGGCGATAATGTTACTATAAGGGTAGGGGCTACTACGCAGACCGCACAGATAGCCCGTAACGAGTGGGTCATTTTCCAGCTTGTAGCTAATGGGTCCAGCTCAAAGTATAGGCAGAACTTAGATAGCTATACTTCGCTAACCTTGGGAACGGATC